TTGACTGTCATTTATTCCTGTCCAGTTTGGATCTTGTCCGGGAATAATTGGTCCCCAAACTAGAAGCTGACTTATATGTCCTGTTCCAAAAACACCTGTTACAGAAATTTTTGCTTGTGCATCAATTGTTAATGTACCAAGACTTCCTGTATTTGCATCTGACGTAATAGAAATTACGTTATTTGAAATAGTGCTTACGCTTCCTAGTGCAGTTGTTCCAACTACAGTAGTTGGATAAACATTCGCATCACATGTTACAGTTTCATCTCCTTGTGAAATAGTAGAAGCTGCACCACTTACTCCTACAATAGCTACTCCATTCGCAACAACCGTACCTACGGCACCTGTTGCTGCTAGACCTGTTTCACTTACATTAGCATCAGCACTAACACTTTCAGTACCTAAAGCCGTAGTTCCCGCTAATCCAGTAACTGAAACATTAGCAATTCCTGTAACTGTGAGGCTTCCTAGTGAACCTGTGGCCGCAACTCCTGTTTCTGTTACATTAGCGTCACCACTTACAGTTTCGGATCCTAAAGCTGTAGTACCTGCTAATCCAGTAACCGAAAGATTTGCGATTCCTGTGACTGTAAGACTTCCTACTGAACCTGTACAAGTGACACCTGTTTCAGAAACATTAGCATCACAACTAACTGTTTCTGTGCCTAACGCAGAAGTACCTGCAACACCCGTAAGGTTTACAGTTACATTGACGACCGCAGGCTGACCCCATGGACCAGACCCCCAGGTACTTCGACCCCAACCAGCCATTGGAGTTTTATGCTATTCTAATTACAGCGTTACTTGCATCTGCTGTTGGAAAAGATATTGTAAAACTTCCAGCTGTAGAAGTTTTATCTCCACCAAAATCAAATACTGCNACCGCAGGATCACCTGATGCTGTATCGTTGTAAATCATACAACCTCTAGCTGTAATGGTAGCTGTACCAAAAGTTAAATCAGCAAAATCTGTAAACGCAGTNGTTCCAGAAGTAGTTGGATTAACATTTGTTAGTGCTGCTCCACCCGCAGTATAGTTTGTTCCTGATGCTTCTTGCGAAGTTGAATATGCAGTAGTTGCTGCCGTCATAGTTGCAGAACTTGTGTATAAAGCCAGCTTAAAAGAGTTACCTCCCGAAGCTTTAAAATTATGCACGTGCTTGCAAAAGTTCACTTTTAAAAGAAGTACACATTGCTTGTGTAATTGCCATTATAGTCTCCTAATAATATTTGCTAGGTCTTTTTGACCTTGTTTCTCTAATTGATTACATATTGTACACATGTGGTTTTTTATTGCCTCATTCATATAATACGTAATAACGTTTTTGCACGCTTCTCTAAAAGCATGAGCTTGTGCCCTAATGGGTGCAGGGGCTTCGTCGCTAATAGAAACTAATCTTTTAGTAGCCATTTCCGCAACTTCTTCTACAGTATGCCCTCTGTAATCTGTCGTAGTAACTCCAAGGTTACCAACTTTTGTTTCTGAATCAAGTGAAAACATTAATACTCCTTTGGTTCTGGTGGTAAATCATTTCTATCTATCATCTGTGGTTTACTAGGTGTTTCTTCTTTAAATACCTCTGACCATCTACAAGTTTGTATTGTACCCTCTTTTACATACGTAACAACTGGATCCTCTAAACGATGATAACCATACAGTTTTTCTTTTATATCTACGTTAGTTTCTAATAAATTTGAACGAGGAGCGATTGATATTTCTATGTTGTTTTCCATACATTTTGCAAGCCAAAACTCACAGCACGCCTTCCCGGACTCAGCATAGTGCATGTTTGTTTTATAAGTAAAATCAACTCCAAATATTGTTAAACAACTTACTTTATTCCATAGTGCAAAAGCTATGGCATAAGCTACTGTGTTATTAAAATAAGAACACCCTAAATCAGTTATTAACGGCGTTAATGGAAATTCTTCTGCGTAAGGAACTCTGTTGTCTAGTTCACAAGTATAAATAGGGTAATCAACTTCAGGTAAATGTTTTCTCATCATCGGAGTCATACTTCCCGCATCTTCTGTGTCAAAAAACCTAGACATAGGATCTAGAATAAAAGCCCGGTCTATTTTTGGAAGAACTCCTATCATTGCATTTACAGCCCATATTTCATCAAACGATACGCTATGAACTTGTGATAAATGATAATCTATTTGGCTTTGACCCATTGCTACAAGTGCAACATTTTTTCCCTTTAGGTTTTCTATGGGCTTGTCCAACATTAAGTCGTAGGTATTCTAACTTGATCGTATCGGTATTGACTGTGTGTTCCAGCTCCCTCAGCAGTATTTTTAAGTCTTGCCAGGGCTTCTTGAAATCTTTGTTCGTATATAGCTAATTCTGCTGGATCCATTTTTAAAAATATGGAAGCTTCGGCTAAGCAGGCATATAGCAATGTTGTTGGAGCGTTAGTAGATAGCCAAGTAGTTCCGCTATCAGCTCCGTCTGTAATTGATGCTGGTCTGTAAAAATAATGTAACTCAAACGTATAGTTAGCATCAGGAGTTGGGGCTAAAATAAAACTGTCACTGTCAAATTCTCCATAATATTTTGGCCTTCCTGTTACTGAACCAGAAGTTGCTGGCTTGTAAGACCTCATAAAACTGGTTTGTTTTAAATTAAGAAAATAATATTTATTACTATCTATTACAGCTAAACTAAAAGGAGCTAAAAAATCATCAGGCATACCTAAATAAGCTCCTCCCGAAGAAGCTGTCCCAGTCACATTCTTTTTAAAATTGTCTAACCAAACTCCTTTTAAAATTCTTTCTTCACCTTGTTTAATAATAGTAGTAAGCGTATCAACAAAAGTAGTTTCAGAACTGTCTACATAATTCTGTATTGCTGTTTTTAATTGACTGTATGTAAATCCTGTTCCTGCCATTATACTGGTCCTGCTGTTACTGTATCTCCACCACCTGTAATATCTCCTGTTGTAGCGGTTCCACTAGACGTAAATTTATATTCGTTTGCATCTACTACTGTTATTGTATATCCACTTGCGCTCTCAAGTACAGTAGTAGTTATTCCATCAAACGCTTCTGTAGATCTAAACCTAACTGTATCACCAGTAGTTCTGTTATGTTTAAATTCTGTTACCGAAATTACACTATTCACACCCGCATTTCCGCTTCTAAATGGGTTTAATGGCAATAAAGTATTTGCTGGTCCTACCGAACATTCAACTCCTCCACCTCTTGTTCCACTTGTTCCAGTGCCAGATGAAGCTGTAAACGTGTAAGTATTATTGTAATAATTCAATATATTAGTAGTGGGGTTAGCTGTAACAGTTATAGAATATCCATCTGGATCTGCTATTACACTTGAAGTAAATCCATCAAAAGCGTCTACATTTCTAAATCTAACTTTATCTCCAGTGCTACGTCCATGATTATCTTCAAACACCGTAATGACTGCACTTCCTTGTGTAGTCAAAAACGGATTATTTGTTAATAATGCTATAGCAGAGGGTTCTGTACGATCGGGTCTTGGATTTAATACAGCTTCAGGATCTGCTCCAATTGGTGGAGGATCTAATTGAGGTTGTTTTATATCAAAACATTCAGAACAAGCTTTATACCCATCCCATTGTTCCTTTAACTGTTTAAGACGATACCGTTGACCGCACGTATCGCAGATTCCCCATGTATATTTTCCTGCTGCAAAGGTCATTTAAACCTTCCTTAAAGTATTTGTCTAGGAGGCAAGAATTTTGAACTTACTGAATCAATATCTTCAAAAGCTGCTCTATCAAATTCCTCATCATACACTTGCTTCAATAGCTGTATTCTATCTGGGGCTCTTTTCATAGCTAAATAATAAGCTAGGCCTGCTGTCATGCAAGGTAAAAACCTAAACACAGTCTCCATGTTATTAGTATAGTCTCCTGCATCTTGCATTCTAGTCAATGCGTAATAAGAAATTACATCGGTTGAATTTTCAGGAGTAGGATAAACATACACTCTAGGTGTTATGTGCCTTTCTAAAAAGAATTGTGTAGGTCTACTTTTAGTAGTTTTATCTGGTGTATAAAGATAATCAGATCTACTTATTCTTTGTAATTGATAATCTGTGCTATCACGTTGGATAACCGCAGAAGTAATATCAACTATATCAGTTCCAAGATCATAGTAATTAGTTCCTTCTGTAACCGTGAAATTACTTTTGGTAATTAACCATTTGATTTAATCCTCTATTCGCCCATTCAGCAATAAGTAGATTTAATGAACGACGTGCAGTCTCTAAATCGTACCCAGTACGAAGTTCAAGACCGCATCGTTCGTATGCTTCCTCAATAAGTTCGTCTACACTAAGATCAAATGAAGTGGTTTCTGAAGTAGCCATTTCTAGCCACCATACATTTTCTTAGGCTTTTTCTTAACCTTACCGCCGTGCTCGTAACCCAAAACTTCACCGCCACCCATGTAACCTTTGGTGCTTTTGCTCCAATCTTGGCCACTTTGAATCGCTCGTCTTCTATTTGTTAATCCTGGCATTGTATCTCCTAATTATAATATGCAACAAAAAAGTCACAATTAGTTAAAGCTACATAGGCTCCGCTTTTAAAATAACACCCCATGTTTGGTATGTAGTGATCGAAAGCTTCGTTCGCTGCTGAACCAAATTTAAACTGGGCTATTATTCTTGTGCTACTAGCACTCGTACCATCATAAATGATAATAGTCGCGTCAGCTGCGCTAGATTGAGCCTGTATAGACTGTATTCTTAGCGANCCTAAATTTGTAGCTGTTCCCCGCTCCTGAAGATCCTATATACCCTTGTAACTGACCTGAACTTGTTAAAGGGACGGATGCTTTTACGTCTGATCCCATGTTAGTCTCCTATTATGCGTCAGCAAATGGTGTTACTAAAGTTCCTGAACCTAAGATGATTCCTTCAACTGCGTATTTCGCAGAAGCCATAGCAGTTACTTTTACGATACTGCCAGCTAGTCCACCTTTAGTTGAACCATTCATAGTAATTACATCATTAGAAGCGCCAGATATAAATGTTTTACCTGTAGCGTCAGTTACGCCAGTGTAAAGACCACCTACAAACTTGTCTGTTCCATCCGTTTTAATATCCATATCAGTAGCTGCTGTTTCTACTACAAAGAAGAAAGTTGCACCTATGTTATTGGTTTGGTTTGGATCAGTAGAGTCACTAGGAGTAGTCGCTACGATTGAAGGTAAAGTAAATTTACCATCTGCATCGTTACAAGTAAGAACTTTACCTGCGTGTGAGGCTACTGTAAGTGAAGTATCTGCTGTTAAGCTGACAAATGATGTGCTGCCCGCTGATATAAATCCAGCCAATGATCTGACTGGTCCTGAAAATGTTGATTTAGCCATTTTTTTCTCCTAACTAAATATGTTACACCATCTTGGAGTAAGTCTGCCGAGTCAGTTGGTATAACAAGTTATCTCGGTATGAGATTATCGTATCAGAAAAAAATAGGTGTGTATATAAAAGAAAATAAGGTTGCCGGGTTGAGTTAGAAACCCCCGGCAAGGTTCCATTAATCTAGTCGCTTATTACGCTCCAGGGCTACCAAATACCGCACGGGGGTCAGACCAACCGAACGAGTATCTTTCTCTAGCCTTGTACCTAACATTACCAGTGTCAAAATCAGCTTCCATTGAAGTTCTAATTGGTGAACGGTTAAACATTTTAAAGCCGTTCGGGCAATCAGTCTTAATGAAAAAAGCATCGGTGTCAGTTAGATAATGATTAACAGTGTAACCTTCTGGGACCATGCCCATGTTTCTTACAGCATTAATGTCATTATCTGACGTTCCAACTCTGCCTGGAGATTCCAACAATCTGTCAGCTACGAATTGCAACTCTTTAGGAATAATTAACTTAGTTCCTTGAAGAGCCACTTTCAAACCACGCTCATCAGTAAATCCAGCAATATCAATTAATGCTTGTTCCAGTGAAGTTTCACTCAGATCAGCAGACGTTGAAAGTTCGTTACGCAGATTAGGACCACCCACAGTTGGGTGATCTGTCGCGCAAAGTTCTTTCCCGTCACCGCCTGGGTAACTTGAACTGAAAGCATTATTTAATACAGCAGCAGATTTTACTTGTTTCGTATTCGACATACTTCTTGCAAGCGCTCTTGTGTACCTAGCCGACAATCTGTCGTATAGGTTATCTTCGACCGCTTCTTCAGTGATGCTGAATGCTAAAGCTATGGTTTCGTGGGTGTAACGTGATGTGAAAGCTTCTTGAGCTTGATCAAACGCTACGCCTGCTCCTTCTGACTTAACTGGTGCTTGGTCAAAACCTGTAAGCATTACTTCTTCCTCGAAGGCACGATCAGAACTTTCAACGTCATAAATTTCTTCATGTTCGTTGTCATATCTGTCGTACTCAAGTCCGAACAATGCGTTCAAGCCTGGAAGTAATTCTTTGACTAATTGTGCTCTACTAATTGCCATTTAAGTTACTCCTTATGTACCAGCCACTGGACCTCTATAAGCGTGCTCATTAATCAAAACGACTAAGTTAGCATTATCCGCTGTAAGGTCCCCGTTAGTGTCATCTTGGACTACGCCCACAATCTTTAGTTGAAGTGCTTGTGTAGTTGCTATTGTGCTAGAGTCGAGTTCGCGAGTAGCAACACCAGTTGTTGTACTACCACCAATACCGTCAGTATCTGCATTTCTGCCTATACATGTTACGGCTGAAGCACCATCCGCTTGAACAACAAACATTTGGTTAGGGTCGTCATAGACGAAAGCTTCTATAGCTCCGCTACCAAGTGCCGTTGTAGATGCTGGATAGTAATTCTTAAAGGTGGGAGTTCCGTCAGTAGCAACATAATATACATGCGATAAAACACCAACGTTATTAGCAGAACCAGCTGCTGATCTATTGATGTAACCACCTGCAAATATACAAAGATCGCCTTGGAATATGGAAGTACCATATCCACTAGGGTCAATATTATATTTATTAACTATCTGAACAGAGGAACCAGCGTTGAGCCCCTTATAAGGGGATAAGCCAAAAGGCTTTGTCTACATTTGCCATTTCTTTTCTCTATTTCCAAGAATTATTATAAAGAACTCTTAGTTACCTGAACCTTGAGTTCCACCAATTGTTACGCGAGACTGTCTAGTCTGGTCTGTTTATGGACATGCTAGGGTGTTGACCATCTTTCATCATATCGTTATCTACAGCATCCATCTGACTTTGCGTTTTTTTCGCAAAATAGTCAGCTCTTTCCTGTACAGTTTCGAGAGGAATCCTACATAGTATCAATCCACCAACGCCTATCACTCCTGCAAATTTACCTTCATCAACAGTGGGAGAATCGAAGTCTGGGTATTCATCTGCTCTCACAGGCTCCCAACCTTCACGAAGTCTAGCCATGACGTTTTTTGAATCATCTTGGCCTCTGATTTCCATTCTTACCCAACGATGAATGTAACCTTCTGGGGGATTAGGTGCATCCAAAGCAGACGGGGGTGCCCAAGGTTTTCTCACTTCTTGTTTGTCGCGAGTTTGGGCTTCGCGTGGTTGACGATTTTCGTCAGTCTTTTTATTTTTATCAGTCATTTTTACATTGCTCCACGTTATTCAACGTATTTCGCGTACTCTTCTAAAGGCACACCCAATTTATTTGCTATTGCAACTTGTGAGGGTGTGAGTCTCACAGTTTTGCGCCCTGGCTTTGCACTTCGCTTTGCTGGTGCTACCGCTTGGGCGGGACGGTTCGCTTGTGGTTGTTCCTCAAATTTATGAGGAAATTCCGTACGAATCCTTTTATTTATCTCATCATAGTACTCATTGCTCGTTGGGTCAAACCCTTCGTTAAGTAAATCTTGATGAAAAACAAAAGAGGTCATCGTCATAGCCCTATCATTTCCGAACCAAGAATTCTCTTCAGCCCATTCTTGGGCTTTAGGATCTGGTTCAGAATATTGTTGGGGCTGCTCAGTGACTTCCTTTGGTAAATCCTGTGGTGCCTGAATTTGTTCTGTCTTTGCAGAACGCTCTTGGTTTAAAGCTTGTACACGTTGAGCCTCAACCGCAAGAGCTGCTAATTTTTGTTGTGCGTTAGTTTGTGCATCGATGTCTGATTCTTCGTTTGCTTT